ACCGGAGCGGCCCGCCATGAACCGGATCGAAGCGACAGCGAAACTCAACCGGCAGCCCGGCAGCGCTGAAGCAACCCTAGGGCCGGGCAGCCCAGACAGCACAGCTTCAGCGCCACCGCAACCCTGGCAGCGGCAGCCCGGCCCGAATCGAACCGGACTCCCACCCAGCGACAGCGACACCCAACCCAGCACAGACACAGCGCAGCCCGACAGCGACAGCGACAGCCGACAGCGACAGCGCAGCGCCCGACAGCGCAGCGCAGCCCGACAGCGGCCCGCACAGCGCCCGACAGCGGCAGCCCAGCAAACAGCGGGCAGCGCCCAGCGGAGCGCCGAACAGCGGCAGCGCCCAGCGCAACCCAGCGGCCCAGCGGCAGCCCGACAACGGCAGCCCAACAGCGGCCCAGCGGCAGCGCCACAAAGCGGGATGCGCGCGGGCCGCTGTGTTTAGCTGGCAGCGCGTGAGCGGCCCGGCGCTCAGCTGGCGCAAGCGCTTGGTCCGTCCGTCAGCGGACAGCGCAGCGCAGCGCGTCAGGACGGGCCGCGCGGCCCGAAACCCCCCGGGTTTCCAGGGGTCGCGCCGACCGCCCGGCCGGCCATCACCCCATGCACGCGGGCGTGGTACCTGTTTCCTGCTTTGGTCCCTGTTGGTTCCTTGTGGTCCTTATTTTGTGGTTGTGTTCCCGTTTTTGTTGGTGTTTGCGGGTGTGCTGTGGTCCGTGTTGGTCCCTGGTGGTACTTTGCGGGTGTGGCTGGCGTTCAGGTGAAGTTGCGTCTCGATGAGGGGGTGTTGGGGCGGGTTGTTTTGGTGCGTGGGTTGGTGCCGCGGAATGCGTGGTTGACGGCTGCGGTGTTGGGGGCGTTGGAGGTTTGGGAGGGTTCGGGGCAGGCGTCGTTGGTGGACACTCGTTTGGAAGCCGCGGGATCGGGCCCAGCCCGGCCGGGTGCGGCCGCTCCTCGGGGTGCGTCGGGGCTGGCGGCGCCTGCCGCGGATCTGGGGGAGGGTCGGCGTGAGCGATAGCGGGGAGGGTCATAACAGCGGTCATAACAGCGGGGCTGTTGGGGGGGTGGATATAACGGCGTTGCGGGAGCGGTTGGGGTTGTCTCAGGGGGGGTTGGCGGAGCGGTTGGGGGTGTCGCAGGCGGCGGTGTCGCAGTGGGAGGCTGGTAGGCGTGTGCCGGGGGCGGGTGTGGTGGCGGCGTTGCGTGGTTTGGCTGGCGGGGGTGTTTCGGGTCGGCGGCTTGATCCGTATCCGTCGGCGCCGGTTGATCCGGCTGGTCGGCGGGCGTGGGTGGATGCGCGGAATGCGCGGATTCGGGGGATGCGGTGACCGGGCTTGGGGAGTATCGGTTTGAGCTGTTGGTCAGGGCAGGGTCGGCGGATGAGGCGGAGCGGATCGTCCGGCAGCTGGTCGGGGATACGGTCCTTGCGCAGATGCACATGCTGGTGCGTGTCGAGCCGGAGCACGCGGATGGTGGCGTTCTCGGCGAGGCGCGTCGTCTGGTGGAGGAGGGCGACCCGTTTTTGATCGAGGATTTGTGCGATGCCGATGATTGAGAGTCTCGAGGGCCTCGTGGGCGAGCTCGAGCGTCTCGGTGTCCCGGTTGATCGTCGCGTCGACGTCGGGGGGTGGCTCGCGGTTGAGCTTGAGCAGGCGCAGGTTTGTATCGAGCCGCGGCCGTCGTACTGTGATCGCGGCCGGTTTATCGTGGAGGTGTTCCCGCGGTCTGGGTCTGATCTGGAGTTGAGCTTGGATGGGCAGGACGCGTTTCCGCGGTATTACTTCGGGGTGGTGGCGTGCGCGTCGGAGGTCAAGGCTTGGATTGAAGTTCGGGGGTTGTTGTGATCGGCTGGCTGAGGCGCGCGTGGCGGTGGTCGCGGACACCGTGGTGGCGCCGGGAGGGCTTCGGTCGTCTGGACCGGATCTCCGAGGACATGTGCTACGAGCAGGCTGACCGTGACGGCTGCGAATGCCCGCCGCGATGGCGAGGGTTTCGGTGACCCGCGACGAGCTTGCGAACTGGCTGTGCGCGAACGTGCAGCGCCGTCGGCTTGAGCGGATCGGGGAGAGCGTGCCGGGTGCGTCTGCGTTGGATGCTCGCGAGTTCGCGCGCCGGCCGCTTGACGGCCTCCCGGATGATGAGCGGCGTAACTGGCTGGATATGGCCGACGCGGTCCTCGAGCTGCAGGGCGATCATCAGCCGGTCGAGCGTTTGCAGGAGCTTGGGCGCGACTGGATCCGGTACACGATGCAGCTGCACGACCCGGAGTGGCGTGACGAGATGCGTCGTGCCGTGATCGTCGAGATGCGGTTCGTCGTCGACCAGCTCGAGGCCGAATGTCGCCGCTGACCGAGGCGGTGGACCTGTTCGAGGTTGACGTGCTGCCGCCGCGCTGCTCCGTCGAAGCGATCGTCCGCATGGACCCCGCGGGCGACAATGTCGACGCTGTCAGGTTTCGCGCGCAACGGCCAGCGGGGCGGTGGCGTCGTCAGCAGCAGTCGGACTGGTCAGGCTGGTTTGCGTATCGCGGCGAGCCGATCATGCTGCGATGGGACACGTTCTGGCCCGCAGCGGACGGAGGGACGCCAGCGTGACCGCGCCGCCGGAGAACCTGATGGACTGGCCCAAAGCGCAGCTGGCGCGCGAGGTCGCGCGGCTACGAGCGATCCTGCGTGAGCACGCGGCGGAGGTTGCTGACGAGCCGCACTCCGGCGGCGGGCTCGTTGACGTTGCCGGCGACCCGCACGCCCGCGGCGGCGTGATGCTCGACTCCCGCAAGGCGGTGCTGATGGACTCCCTCGACGTGTGTCTCGTCGATACCAAGCAGGACGACACGCCGATCATGATGCTCGTGATCGACGGGCGCGTGAACTATCAGAACCGGCGTACCAGCCAGGCGTACCTGTTCGACGCTGACGGCGCCGCCGGGCTCGTCAGCCAGCTTGTCGGGCTCGCGGGCCGCGCCGGCGGCCGGTTCGCTGCCGAGTTCAAGGCCGACCTTGACCGCAGGATGGGCGAGCTGCCGTGAGGGACTCGCTGACGCTGCCGCCGCGCGTACGACGGCGCAACCTCTCCGAGGGCGCCTATCTCAACGACCTCGAGGCGTCTCGGCGATGGAAGCGCGAACACGCCGTCCAGGCCGACGCGCACAACTGGCGAACGTGCGCCTGCGGGCGGCGGATGACGCGCAGAGCCCAGCAGTGTGACCACTGTCGACGCGAGATTGATGCCGCTCGCGTGCAGGAGAAGCGCAGCTACATCGCCTCGTGCTGGGCGGCAGGCATGACCGTTCGCGAGATCGCCGGGGGCCTGGGCACGACCGCGAGCACGGTAGCGGTGGAGATTCAGCGTATGCGCCGCTTGGGATGGGATGTGCCGTACCGGAACCTCGGGCCGGTGAAAAGGCCGCAGGGATGAGCGAGATCCCCGACGACTTCGGTGGTTTCATCGGCTACTGGCTCGACGGTCACGCGCACCTCGTCCGGTACGGGCAGGGCAAGCCGATCGAGGGCGTGAGCATGACGCCGCTGAACGCGTTGCAGGCACGCAAGCTGCTCGACGGTCTGATCGAAACGGGAGTCCGGGACGGGCAGATCACCGACGAGCACGTCGAGCAGTCCCGGCAGCTTCCCCGAACCGAAGGGCTTGACGACGTGCCGCCGCGAAGCGAGGTCGACAAGATCGCAGGCCCCGACTGACATGACCGAACGCGAGACGATCAGCGTCGACTTCCGGACCGGGGAGGTTCGCGAAACCCGGACGGTCACGCCCGCCGGCCAGACGCTCGAGCAGCGTATCGGCGGACTGCAGGCCCAGGCTGCCGAACAGCTCGCCGGGGAGTCGATCGCCCGGACGGTCGCGGTGCGATGCGACGGCTGCGGGCAGCTCGCCGAGCTTTCCGAGCCCAGGCTGCCGGACGGGTGGACAAGCGACGAGCGCGGGGAGCGCTGCCCCGGCTGCCAATGAGCGGCGAGGAGCACCCTCTTGGCTAGATGGGCGGTCGTTCGCGTCGCCGCCGCCGACGGCCAGGCCGCGCAGGCGATCGTGACGGGCGCATTCGCGCCGGTCACGATGACCGTCGACACCCGCCCGCCCGCGGCAGGGCCCGAATGGGAAATCCGGGTGCAGGACCACACCGAGCAGGAGCTCGTCGGCGTGCTGCGCCGCGCCGGCGTCGACGTGCTCGCCGCCAAGGAGGTCCTCGACCATCCACTGAGGCGAGCATGAGCGACGCCAAGCGCACCGAGGGGGAGCCGCACGACCGTCTCACGCGACTGTGCGACGCGATGACCAAGGCGCTCGAGGCCGACGCTGAGTATCGCGACGGCGACAAGGCGATCGTGTTTCTCGACGACGGCGACCGCGGCGGGATTCAGCTGTTCGGCTACGAGAGCGACACGGACGCGATGGCCGACCTGCTGATCCATCTCAAGGCGATCTTCGAGGCGAACGGCAAGACGCTGATGATCACAACGATCGGCGGCGAATGAGCATCCCGGCCGGCGCCCGCAAGCTCGCTCCCGGCGTCTATGACCATGACGGGGAGCTGCACGTCGACTTTGAGGAGTTCATCCGCGCGGCCGGCGGCAATCCCGCCAGTCCGGCCGACCGGGAGACTGCCGAGCGCGCGATCCGGCGGGTCGCCGCGCGGCAGGGCATCCCTGTAGAGGAACGCGACAAACGATGACAGTCACCACCCAGGATAAGTGAGGTAACGCATGAACGTCGAGTATTTCGGTGAACGGTGGGACGTGCCGTTCCTCCAGGACGCCGTCGAGGTGCCTGCGCCTGTCGGCAAGCTGTGCGTGCACTGCGACGAGCCGATCCGCGAGGGTGAGCAGGGCGTGATCCGCGCGTACATAAGCCTGCTCGGGGCCCGGACGCCCGAGCCGTTACATCGCGAATGTGATCTGAGGATGATTCTCGGCGGGATCAACCATCTCAACGGCGACTGCACCTGCCACGGCGGCACGCAGCCGCCCGACCCGCCGGGCGTCACCCGCCGGCAAGCGGCCCGCATGGTGCTTGACCGGTCGCTGACCCGCGAGTTTCAGGCGGGGCTGCGATGAGCGACCATCTCGATCCGCTCGGCCGGACATTCTTCGAGCACACCCGGCCGGACGGCGGGCTCGAACTGGAGGTCGCTCCCGGCCAGTATGTGTGTGACTTCTGCCTGAACCCCAATCCCGTCTGGGAGTACTCGTGCGGGCCGATCGCGATCGTCGGGAATCCGAACATCGACGCGTCCGACGACGAATGGTTTGCGTGCGACGCGTGCCACCGGCTGATCGAGGAAGGCGACCTCGAGAAGATGGTCGCGGACATGGTCGGTCGTCAGCCTCCGCCCGCCCCGCCGTTCCAGCGACGCCCGCTCGCGCAGCAGCTCGCGATCCAGACCGTCAACGTCGGCGGGTTCCTCGCGGCGCGAACCGGCCCGCCGCGGCCGATACAACGATGACCGCGTGCAATCAGCGTCCGCCCGAGGGGCATCCATTCCACGGCACCGGCGTCGCGTGCCACCTGGCTTCCGGTCATGTCGAGCTAGGCGAAGCGCACTCCTGGGACCTCGATGCGGCTGTGGCTCGCGCCGCGATCCTGCACCGCGCGATCGGCGAGCTGCGCGGCATGTTCCCCGGCCGCGAGGTCGAGCAGTTCGACGTACAGCCGCAGCACCCGATCGCGGTCTACGAGGTCGACGAGCACGGCAACCGCGCCGACAGGCCCTACCGCGTGTGGGATCAGATCGCCGGGCCGTGGCTCGTCGTGCGGTTCGCCGACCCCGAGCTTGAGCAGCGCCGCGCGAGCGCGCCCGAGCACGTCGACAACGCAGCGCTGCCAGCCGGGTCGCCGATGTTCTACTACTGTCACGGCTGCGGCCATCAACTCGCGGAACTATCGGAGGACTGGTGGTGGCATCCGCCACCGGCGCTGTGCGAATGGTGCAAGGCGCACGACGGCCCCGAGTACGCGATCTGGAAGCACACCGGCGACGTGTACCGCGTCGGGCCGGACGGCGCCGTCGACGAAGATCCGATCCTCACCCTCGACTGAGCGGACCGACGCCGAAAGCGTCCTCGAGCGTCTGCTCGGTGAAGCACATCCGCGGCGTGCTCCCCCGCAGCGAGTCGAGCGCCGAGACGACCTGGCGCCGCCGTTCGCGTAGCGCGGGCAGCTCGGCGACCGCCACGTACGCTCGCGCGTCGAACGTGTCCTCGCCCCCGTAGTAGTGAAGGTGCCGCATGACGATCGCTCGGAGATAGCGTTCCCTTGGCATTCCCTGGCGAAGCGCGTTGAGTTCCGCGAGCTGATTCTCCGACAGCCGCAGGTTGACCTGACGCATTGCATCTCTCCTTCATCCGGCGATTGCAATTACGTCTTAGCCTAGCTTTATCCCGAGTTTGCGGCGGTGAACCTCGCGTTTGCCGGGGCTGGAGAGTAGTTTCCGGGACGTGGCTGGCTGGCCTCTCGGCGCACATTCGCGCGGTTCTCCTCTCACACGCAGTACGGAACGCGGGACGCGTCCTGGGGTCAGCCGGCCGCGCCGGGGGAGCGATGGCTGCTGACTGTCCGACGTGCGGCGCGCGGGTACTGATCGTCGATCTGATGCCCGAGCCCGGAGACGACCGTCCCGGCCGGGTGGTGCTCGACAGTCACGAGGCGGCGTCGGGCCCGGGGCGCTACGCGATCTGGGACGACGGGACGTGCCGGCCGGTCGCGGCGGCCGCGGAGGTGCTCGCCCACACCGTCCATCGGTGCCGGCCGCCGCTGCCGCGATGAGCGACCCCGGCGCGACGCTCGCGTTGACGTTCTTCGCGGCCGGGGTCATCAGCTGCGGAGTGCTGATCTGGTGGCTGCTGCACCGCCTCGCGGGGTGGGCTGACCGTCGCGCGCAGGCCCGCCGCGATCTTCGGCAGGCCAGGCGACTGCTCGACCGCCTCGAGGAGCTCGGCCTCGACGTCGACGAGTTCCTCGAGATCGAGGAGCTCGAGCACCTGTACGCCAGCTCGTAGATCACGCGCCGTCTGCACCCCGTTCTCCCGGCAACGTGCGCGTTTTGCGTCGTTGCGACCAGCGTTGACACCACCTAAACTTTGGGTTGGCTGGCAGCGACAAGTACGAGGTGATGAGATGCAGGAGCTGGCGCAGGAGGTTGCGCGACTGGCGGACGCCATCGAGCGCAGCCTGCAGGCCCAGGAGCGGCGGGAGCGCGACGAGCGCGCCGCGCGCCTGCAAGCCAAGTGGCTCGACCCGATCCCGCGGGTCGGGGTCGCGATGTTCCTGCAGGCAATCCCGGGCCTGGCCGCCAAGTTCGACCTGACCGTGCCCCCGGAGTTCGTCGCGTCGTCCGGCGACGACGAGCTCGAGATCGCGTGCCCGTGCGGACAGACTCCCGTGGTTCGCGCGGGCAGGCTGGTCGCCTGCGACTGCGGGCGATGGTTTTTGCACGACGGCAACCGCGTCCATGTCGCGCTGTCTCCCCGGTCGGCGCCGGCGGACGTTGACGCGCAGCCGTGTTCGATGACAACCTCTTGACAGGCACCCCTCCGGCTAGCGCCTTACGCTTCCAAGCATGGGCATGCACCCGCAAAGCAGTGTGGCGTACCCCCCGCCGTGTCGTGTGGCACGCACCCTGATCATCGTCGGCGACCTGCTGGGCATCGACGAGTGCTTTTATCGCGACGGCAGTTTTCATTTCCCGCGCGACGGTGGATGGTCGATAGCGATTTGCCCGGAAAGTGCAGGACGGTTCCGGCTGTCGGCTTGCTACCTGTCGCAGTCGAGGGTTACGCTGTGGTCGCCGGACGGCGAGGACGATCACCTGGCTGGCATCGTCCTCGAGCTGGCCGTCCTGACGAGGCAGACAGTGAGAGATGCGGCATGAGGCGCAAAGGAGCAGTCGATGATCACGCTCGCGGACATCTCCGAGTTTCAGGAGAGCATCGACGCGCCGATCTACATCGCCGCGGGTCACAGCTGCCTGATCGTCCGCGCTCACAACGGCTATCGGCCCGATCACAAGTGGCCCGTTCGGCGCGACTACGTTCGCCAACACCCGTTTGACGCGGTCGGCTACTACCAGTACGTCGTAGCCGGCCGCTCGGTCGCCGACCAGGCCCGCGACTTCGTCGCGTGCGTCGGCGCGCTGCGCGACAACGAGTTCGTGATCTGCGACTCCGAGGAGGGCGCAGGCTCGCAGATCGCAAGAGTGCAGTCGTGGTTTGCGATCGTCGACCGGCACTACGGCGCGCTCAGCACCCTGTACGCCTCAGAATCATGGTTTGACGCCAAGCTCGGCGGCGCCGCGCGGTGGCACCGGCCGCGGTGGATGGCGGCATACCGCTCCACCGAGCCGACCGCGGCGCACGAGCTCTGGCAGAACACCGACAAGACCCGGATCCCGGGGGTCAGCGGCCCGTGCGACGGCAACATCTTCCACGGCGGCGCGCAAGCCTTCGCGCGCACCTTCTGCGGCTCGGTGCCGCCGCACCCATCCCCACCGACGCAGGAGGAGGACAACATGATCACCTGCGGACTCAGCTCAGACGGAAACTTCCATGTCTTTCAGGAGATGCCGGACGGGAGCATCCGCTACACCTGGCAGCGCCAAGGCGAATCGTCATGGAACGGCGGCAAGGCGGGTGTAGCGCCCGCCGGGATGTCGACGTTCACGCCGGCGCCGCAGAAATCCTCGAAGTCGTGACCCAAGCGGATGGTCATCGCACGGCCGGTTGATCGGCCGTCGTGCCGCGTGCCAACTGGCATCTCGAGGACGTGACCGTTGACCAGTCAGACCCGTTCGCGACCCCGCACCTCCCCGTCACCCGAATCGACCTTTCAGACCCCGCCGTGCTGCAAGCCAAGCTCACCGCGCTGCTGATCCTCGAAGGCCGCCTCGACGAGCGAGGAGTCAACTGCGCGATCAAGGACCGCCGCGACTCGTGCTGCTCGGCATGCCCGCTGCGCGGCTCAGCGCGCGCACAGCCGATCCACGAGCTGTGCAACATCGGGGTGGCGCAAGAACGAACGGTGATGTCGATCCTCGCCGCCGATGCCTGAACCCGCAGCACCGCCGCTCGAGCGGATCGCCGACCGTCCCGAGGCCGGCGCCCGGTCGATCGTCGACCTTGCGCTCGGCCGCGACCGGACAAGACCACCGGCCGTCAACAGCCTGCGCCCGCCGACGCTGAAAGGCGCGCTGACCAGGCGTGCTCACAACCGGCCGGTGCGGGTGCCGCGCGCCGATTGGGAGGCGATCGTCACCGGCCGCAAACGCATGTTCCGCAGCTACTCCGACAGCTGGCACAGCCGGTTTCTGCCGCTGCTGCCCGCCGGGGAGTCCTACCCGCGTCCCGCGGTCATCTTCTCGCGCCTCAAAGAACGCCACTCGCACGTCGACGCTGCCCTCGCGATCATCCTCTCCTACCGCCAGGAGCCGCTCGGCGCGATCAGCCGCGACGACCTGAAAACCGAAGGGTTCATCCGCAACGACACGCAGCTCGAGGCCCGGACCGCCATCAACCGGTTCCGTCGCTACTGGCAGCGGCGCTACACGCCCTGGGGATGGCGGCCCAACGACCTGATCTCAGTCGTCGAACTGCGTCCCTTCACCGACGCCGACTACGAGTGGGCCGCCGGCTGGCTGTTCGACCAGCTGTACGGAGACTGGCGTGAGTAGGTATCGCACGCTCGTCGTCGACCCGCCGTGGCGCTACACCAAGGAGAGACGCCCACGCGCGGCATACGGCCGCGGCGCCGCAGAGAACCACTACGAGACGATGGGCTTCACGCAGATCACGGCGCTCGATATCGGGTCGCTTGCCGAGGACGACGCGCACCTCTACCTGTGGGTGACCAACCCGCTGCTGACGGAGCAGCGCACCGACGGGCACACGGCGGCAGCGATCGCGCGAGCTTGGGGATTTGAGCCCAAGACGATCATCACCTGGCTGAAGGACCAGCCAGGACTCGGCTTCTTCTTTCGCGGCTGGACCGAGCACGTCATGTTCTGCGTGCGCGGAAACGCCCCGATCCCGCCGGAGCTGCGCGAGCCCAACTACTTCCGGGCTCCGCGCACCGAGCACAGCGTCAAGCCCGACTGCTTCTACGACATGGTCGAGCGGGTCAGCCCCCGCCCCTACGCGGAGCTGTTCGCGCGTCAGGCCCGGTTCGACTGGAACTACCCGATCGGCGATCAGGCGCTCGGGGGGATTGCCGCGTGAGTAGACGCGCTCACCGCCAGGCCGCGCGCGCGCAACGGGTGTGCGCGGTCACCGGCCGCGGCGGGGCGTTTCACGCGCATCATCCCGTCCGCGAACAGGACGTCGAGCAGCTCGACCCCCACGATCCCCGCAACGCGCTGCGGATCCTCCCGGCCGTCCATTGGGAACACCATTGGGGTAACACCCGCATCCCGCTGGCCGCGCTGACCGACGACAACCTCTCGTTCGCGTTTCAGGAGTTCGGCCCCTACGCCCACGACTACCTGCGCAGCCGCTACGCAGGCGACGACCCGCGCGTCACCATCAACGGCTGGGAACCACGGAAATGAGCCAAAACCGTCCCGATCAGACGCTCGCCGAGCAAAGCAACAGCCGCGCGGACGCGTTCACCGAGGAACTGGTCCTGCGGCTCGTAGATGTGCAGGCCGTCATTGCGAGCATCGACCCGGAAGCCGCCGAGCGTGTCGACGAGGAGGCCGCTGGCTTGCTTTCGGCGCTCGACTACGCGCTACGCGGTGAGTGCGGGTGTCTTGAGCGCGACGAGTGGCAGGACATGCGGCGGCAGGCGCTCGCCAAACACGGCGACTATCTCGGCCTCGGATGGCGCTCATGAGCCTTAGCGTCAGCCATCTGCGCCGGGTCTGGCGTCACCGAAGGCGGCTCCTTTGGATTGACGTCAACCTGACGATGGTCAACCGCCCGCACGTCATGCTCGACGATGAACGCCGGTGGATCGCATTCTCGTGGGGCAACGGCTACGGCGATCCCGTGTGGTCGGTGCAGATCGGGCCGTGGCGTCAATGACGCAACCACCTCGACGCCCATTTGTGCCCGTGACCGACCGGATCACCGACCCGTCGCAGCGAATGGAGCCCGACGAGCCGCTCGTCTACGAGGTCGAGCTGCCCGGCGGCGGGAAGCTGCCCGTCCGCGACGAGCACGAGGTCGTGATGTGGAACACGACCTCGCGCCGCTATATCAGCGACTACAACCTCACGAAAGCGAACGATCTGGTGCTGCTTGGCGCGATCCTGTCGCAGATCCTGAGCATGTACCGCGCGCAACGCGACCTGTCGGACCCGAAGAAGGCCGCCAACGCGCAGGTGCTGATCACCAAGGCGACGCAGGAGATCCGCGCTGGCGAGAAGGCGCTTGGCGTTGACAAGGTGTCGCGCGAGAAGGGCGGCGCGCACACCATCGCCGACTATGTCGGCAACCTCAAAAAGGCGGCGTACGAGAAGGGCATCCACGTCTCAGAGCGCGTCACGGAGTACGAGCGGGTGATGATGGAGGCCCGGTGGAAGATCCGGCTGTTGCGAAACGGCGACGTCGAGGACCGCGCCTACCACAGCATCAGTGAGCAGTCGATCATCGCGTGGCTTGAATCGGAGCTTGCGGCGCTCGAGCAGAAGGACAAGAAGTGGGCGCGCGAGAAGGGCGCGATCTTCGTGGGCAAGCTATGACCATGACCATCGAGCTCACCTGGTCAGAGCTCGAGCAGGCGGCGCTGACCGGCGCGCACCGGCGGATGCGTCGACTGCGGGCCGGGAGCACGCACCGGTGGGGGTACGACGGGGCGGGCAGCTGGACGGCGGAGATCGAGGCGGCCGCCGCGGAGATGGCGGTCGCGAAGGCGCTCGGATGCTACTGGGCTGATTTCAGCGCCCCCGATCATGCCGGCGACGTCGGGCCGGGCGTCCAGATCCGTCACACCATCCGGCGTGACGGCAGGCTGATCGTCCATCCCGAGGACGCGGACGACCACCGGTTCGTGCTCGTCCGCGGCCCGGCGCCCCGCCTCGAGATCGCAGGCTGGATTCTCGGCCGCGACGCCAAGCGTCAGGAATGGTGGGCCGATCCCAGCACCGGCCGTCCGGCGTTCTTCGTGCCCGACCGTGCGCTCTGCCAGCAGCGGCTCCCGGAGATAGCAGCTTGACCGCGAAGCTTGGGATCTTCTTCGACGACGACGGCCGCGAGCGGCGCCCGCGGCTTCCCGAGCAGCATGGGGTGTGGGAGCTCGACGGCGAGGATTTCCTGTTGTACGCGTTGCTGTGCGACAACGTGTACTGCCCCGAGCTTCTGTGGGAGAACCCGCTCAACCGCGAGGCCGGCGGCACCTACGAGGTCCGCGACTATCAGTACCCGCTGTTCAGGGTGCAGGACACCTACACCGGGTTTGCGTGCGCGCGGTCGACCGGCAAGACGGAGTCGATCAAGTCCAAAGGGTTCACGCACACGTTCAAGCGTCTCGGCGAGAGCCGGCTGATCACCGCCCCGGAGCTGATTCACCTTTTGCCGCTGACCGACGCGATCGAGGAGCGGATCCTGGCGGTCCGGTTGACCCGCGACTTTCTTGACACTCGCGGCGGGTCGACGGGGTTCACGCACCGGCCGTTCGGCGCCAACTTTCTTGACGGCACGAAGCTGATCGGCCGGATCCCGCGGCTTGACGGCCGCGGCGTCAAGGGGATGCACGAGCCCGACCTGACCATGGACGAGGCGCAGGACTACCCCGACCGCGGGTGGACGGAGGTTCACGAGACGGTGATGAAGGATCACGTCGATCAGGACGGCGAGCCTGACTTTCACTATGAGTTCTACGGCGTGCATTCCGGCGCGCGCGACTCGGGGTTCTACCGGCGCACGCAGTCCGGCGGCTTCAAGGTCGTGCAGATCACGGCGTTGCAGCGCGACGGCTGGTCGCGGGCTGAGAAGAACGCCGCGAAGGCCGCCTACGGCGGCACGTCAAGCCCCGATTACAGGCGCAACATACTCGGCGAGCCGGGCGCGGCAGCGTCGCCGCTGTTCGTGTCGGCGCGGCTGATCGCGTGCATGGACCAGGACCGCGAGAGCGCCTACAACCTGCACGGCTACCGCTTCCAGGAGATCCGCGTCGAGGAGTTCGACGAGCAGATGCTTCCGATCGCCGACGCGCTCGACCTTCCGTCCGGCCTGAAGCGAGTGTGGGTCGGGATGGACGTCGGGCTGACCGTCGCGCCGACCGTGATCCTGATCTTCAGCGAGGAGAAGGTGGCCGGCAAGATGCGCCTCAAGCTCGTCCGCCGAATCCACTTGGAGCGGATGCGCACCAAGCAGATCCGCTACGCGCTGTACGCAATCGCGTGGCATTACGGCGACCATCTGCAGGGGATCGGGATGGACGAAACGGGGCTCGGGTTCCCGATGTTCCAAGAGATGGAGGACGACGAGGCCGCGCCGCCGGGGATGATGAACAAGACCCGCGGCTACTTCTTCAACAGCAAGGTGCCGGTCAACGTCGCCACCGAGCACGTCACCCGCGACTCGCAGGGCAACCTCCGCGACCAGTACGGCGCGAACGTCACCGAAGTGATCAACCCGCTGACCGGCCAGACGGTGTACGTGCTCACGATGACGATGATCGAGGCGTCGACCCGCTATCTGCGCGAGTTTGTTGACACCACCTATTTCCTGTTCCCGTTTGACCCCGAGGTGATCGGCGACATGCAGGGCGACACGCAGCAGCGGGTCAAACGGATCGCCGGGCTCAAACAGAAACCCAACGCGTTTCACATTCTCGACGCGGAGCGGGCAATGGCGATGGTGCACAAGGCCGAGGAGGTCGACGCCGCGCTCGCGCTGCCTGACCAGCAGCCGGTTCTCGAAATGGCGCTCGACGACTTCTGATGCTCACCGCAGCGCTCCAAACGTCCAAGAGCCTGCGGGTGCCGGTGTTCGAGAAGGGCGCCATGCCGCGCGTCAAGATCGACGAACTGGAGTCATATCTTCTGCTGAGCGCCTTCCAGCAGGGCGAGCTCGCCGCCGAACGGCTCGAAGCGCTGGTGACGCTTCGCGAGCTCGAGCACCAGTGGGATCACCTGACCGGCTGGGAGGGCCTGAAACGCACCCGCACCGAGGCCGCGGTCGAGGACGCCAAACGCCAGATGAGCCCTCGGCTCTACGACCAGAAGCGCGACCTGGAATGGACGATCAAGCGGCTGTCGGAGGAGATCGACCGCCTCGAAAGGGATGCGACGAAGGTCAGCCGCGCGTACACGTTCATCACCGGCAGCTGATGGCACCCGTCGACGTCACCGTTGTCACCGCGTCGATCCCCGGCCGCGAGCGGCTGCTGGTCGAGGCGATCGGATCGGTGCAGGCGCAGACGGTCGCGCCGCTTGCGCACCTGGTCCGCGTGCAGGCTCCGAACGGGATGATCGACCGGGTGCATCTATCACACCAGCGAAACCAGCTGCTCGCGGGTGTCGCCAGCGAATGGCTGGCGATCCTCGACGATGACGACCTCTACTTGCCGTATCACTTCGAGGCGATCGCCCCGTTGCTCGACACCGACGCCGACATCATCTACACGTTCGCTCGCGAGGGGAACGTCGCCCGCGACGACGTCTCAAGCTGGCCCTCGCAGCGGCTGCTTGAGCGGCTCGCGATCGGGAACTGCATCAGCTCCAACGCCGCGATCCGCCGCGACGCCGTGCAGGCCGTCGGCGGCTGGGACGAGCGGACGTTCGACCCCGCGACCGGCCGGTTCGCGACCGGCGCGACGTTCGACGATTGGGACATGTGGATCCGGCTCGCGCGGGCCGACGCGAGCTTCTGCTGCGTGCCCGTCGAAACGTGGGACTACCGCTCGGGCGACTGGAAGCAGATGAGCCGATGACCCACAGCCGACCGGTAGATTCCGAGCCCGTCCGAGCGCCTGTTCGCCCGGGCGACGCCCCGGCTCCGAGGTGGCCCTCGGAGCCGGGGATCGCTCTGTCGGACAGCGACGTGTGCCGGATGCTGGGACGCAAGTCGATCGGCAAGCTCGAACTGCTGCTGACCGAGGACGCGACCTACGAGCGCGACGCGGACGGCAGCTGGCATCGGCTCAGCTCGGAGCCCGCGAAATGACGCACGAGCAGGCCCGGATGCTCGAGATGATCCGCCGCCAGCACGGCAAG